TGGGAACTTATGATCCCAAACAAGAGCCGAAAGGCAAGGAACAATAACTATGGCAGCAACAATTTCAGATGAAGTATTCGATGCAGCATTAAACTATTTGGAAACGAATGGAACACAAGTAGACATCTGCTCGGCAAGTCCTACGAACTGGGCAGGCTTGGCAGCCGTTACCCTGGGTAACGAGACGGCTTGTACTTATACAGGGCCAGATGATGGGACGTCAGGAAGAAAAACCGTTCTTAACGCGATTACGGATGGTGATGTAACGGCTACCGATACAGCAACTCACTTTTGTATCAGTAATGGCACATCCATAGTTTTTGTCATCCAAGAATTAAATGCTTCTCAGGGTGTGACAAGTGGTAACAAGTTCACGCTCACTGCGGTGACCGTTCAGTTATCTGATCCAACAGCCTAGTTTAACGCAGGCTAAAGGTCTGCGAGGAAAACTATGGCCATTCAGGTACTCTCGAGGTTTAAGTTTTCAACGCTCGTAGCGACAGCATTCTACGACGACGAGAAACTACTTATCACCAGGGTTGAGGTTGATAATTCTGGTGATAATGCGGTTTCTATTACGGTACAAAAATATAATCCACCAGCAAAGACATTCTCACAAATCTTTCAACCCCATACCAATGTAGGCTATGACGTACCAGCAGGATTTAAGTTGATTATCGAAGAAGATGAGTTCGGCGAACCTGAGCTATTAACACCTCTAACAATCACAATAGGAGGTGTGTAATGGCAGTAGCAATAAAAGCATCTAGGTTAATAAAAGAAGAGTCTACCGTTACCACTTTTGATGTACTGCTTGATGGCGACTTTATAGCGCAAGGACAAACGTCGAGAAATTGGTACGGCATTAGTGTCAATTCTGATAATGGAGATGTGTGGGCGTGTGAATACCAAGGTGATATTTACAAAAAGACCACTGGTGACTTCATTGCGCAGGAGCAAACGTCAAGAAATTGGTACAGCATAAGTGTTAATTCTAGCAATGGGGATGTATGGGCGTGTGTATCCAGTGATGATATTTATAAAAAGACCACAGGTGATTTCGTAGCACAAGGACAAACATCAAGGAATTGGCGAGGCATTAGTGTTAATTCTGATAATGGAGATGTGTGGGCGTGCGAATATGGTGGTGACATCTACAAAAAGACTACTGGAGATTTTATTGCGCAGAGTCAGACAGTAAGAGATTGGGTAAGCATCAGTGTCAATTCTGATAATGGAGATGTGTGGGCGTGCGAATATGGTGGTGACATCTACAAAAGTGCGTATGGGGGACAAGCAGGAAATTTAGCATTGGCACTTATCGCTAAAGATGATGATGTCACGATGTCATCAAGTAGTGGTATGACTCATGTTGTAGATATTGCAGGTGTAGACCATTCTTCTCATGCCTTTTGGAAGAAATTAACTTCGACTGATATTACCAACGGCTATCTAAGATTTACGGGGGATAGTGAGCTATACATCGGGAAAATGTATTATATTACGGGGCACGATGCTACTACCCCGATTGATATAGCGGATGCTACCGGCGCAACTGGAACAACCGCTGCGCCTTATGCACCCTCTATTACTATAGAAACTGGTAGTCAAGCTTTTGCCATGACGGGTATGGATGATTCGGATATACCCTATTCCTTAACAACATCTGGATGGACAGTAAGCTTAAACGATGCGATAGACGTTCCTGGCGGTGCGGGTATTGTTATCGGAACAAGAGACGCTACTACTTCGGGGGCAACAGGACAGGTAGATTTTACAACCAATGCCTCAGATGGTTGGGCTGCTTTCCAAATAGCGATTGCTGCTGGGTCAACTACCGATGAATTAACTTCTAAAAATGTTGCTAGTGCTTCCTCTGTTAATAAGCCAACAGTTGTTTCACCACCTGTCGATGAATTAACTTCTAAAAATGTTGCTAGTGCTTCCTCTGTTAGCAAACCAACAATAGCTCAAATCCATAATCTTACTTCTCAGAATGCGCTTAGTGCCTCTTTAGTTAGCAAGCCAACAATTGCTCAAACTCATGGTCTAACATCCCAAAATATAGCCAGCGCAGCTTCGGTCACTAAGCCGACACTCGCGGAAGTTTCAATACTTGTTAGTAAAAACGTCGAGAGTGCCTCTTCTGTAAACAAACCAGTACTAGCCCAAACCCATATATTAACAAGCCAGGATATTGAGAGCGCAAGTTCAGTTAATAGCCCTACCATTAATCAGACTTGTATACTTATTTCACAAAATATTGAGAGCGCAAGCTCAGTTAGCAAACCGACATTATCGGAAGTTCATAACTTAGTAAGTCAGTCTATTGAAAGCGCAAGTTCAGTTGAAAAATCAACGCTTGTAGTAATTCATGTATTGGCGGGGCAGAATGTAACAAGTGCCTCGTCGGTAGAAAAATCTACTATTGGTCAAATACACGAACTCACATCGCTGGATATAGCTTCCGCATCCTCAGTAGAAAAACCAACACTTTCAGAAATCTATAATCTAACAGGACAGGATATTGCAAGTGCTTCTTCAGTAAGTAAGCCAACACTAGCTCAAATCCATGTACTGGCAGGGAAAGATATTGAGGGAGCAAGTTTAGTTGGAAAGCCTACCATTGGTCAGACGCATATATTTACTTCACAAGATGTTGAAAGTGCAAGTTCGGTCAGTAAGCCAACACTAGAATCGAATGTTAATAACTTAGTAAGCAAAAATGTTGAGAGTGCATCCTCCGTAAGTAAACCTATTATTGCTCAAACTCACATATTAACAGGACAGGATGTAGAAAGTGCAAGTGCTGTAAGTAAACCAGCACTAGCTCAAACTCATATACTTGTTTCACAAAACGTTGAGGTGGCGAGTTCGGTTAGCGAACCAATACTGGCTGAGATTCACATTCTAATTGGACAAGATGTCGAAAGCGCAAGTTCAGTCAGTCAGTCAAATATTAGTCAGACTCACATATTTACTTCACAAGATGTTGAAAGCGCAACTTCTGTAAGCAAATCGGGCATTGCTCAAATCTACGTATTAACAGGACAGAATATTGAAAATGCAAGCTCGGTTACTCAATCGAGTATTGCTCAAACTCATATATTTGTTTCACAAAACATTGAGATCACAAGTTCTGTAAGTCAACCAGATATTGGTCAAACCCATGCGCTTGTTTCACAAAATATTGAAAGTGCTAGTTCGGTCAGTAAGCCAACGGTACAATCAATTGCTGGTCTTGACAATCTAGTTAGCAAAAACATTGAAAGCGCAAGCTCTGTCAGTAAACCTGTTATTGCCCAGACCAATATACTCATAGGGCAAAACATTGAGAGTGCAAGTTCTGTAAGCAAATCAAGCGTTGGTCAAGTTCATATACTTACTTCGCAAAACATCGAGAGTTCGAGCTCAGTTAGCAAATCGACGTTATCGGGAATTCATAGCTTAATAAGTAAGCCTATTGAAAGTATTTCCTTAGTAAATAAGCCAACGATTGCTCAAACTCACATCCTAACAGGTAAAGATATTGAGAGTGCTGGCTCAGTAGAAAAATCAAGCATTAATCAGACTTGTATACTTGTTTCGCAAAACATTGATAGCGCGAGCTCAGTCAGTAAACCAACGGTACAGTCGATTGCTAATGTCGATAATTTAGTAGGTAAAGATGTCTCAAGTGCAAGCGCTGTCAGTCAGCCAGTTATTACTCAGACTCATGTATTGGCGGGGCAAGATGTCGAAAGCGCAAGTTCTGTAAGCAAATCAAGTATTAGTCTAACTTATATACTTGTTTCAAAGAATATTGAAAGCGCAAGTTCTGTTAGTCAATCGGATATTAGCCAGACTCATATATTTACTTCACAGAATATTGAGAGTATGAGTTCGGTCAGTCAATCACATATTAATCAAACTCATGCTTTAGTTACACAAGATATTTTCTCAATCTCGGTGGTCAGCAAGCCATATATAGACTTTGGAGAAGGTGGCGAGATAGTAAGGCAGAGTATTGCTAGAATAAACTATGATAGTTTGGCAGTAAGGAGAATGAATTAATGAGCTACACATATATAGCGTTTTATCAATTGAGAGATGCCAACGGCAGGTTTACGAACTTTACGCAAACACCTAGCGTCACTGCTCTCGATATTAATGGGAACAATATACCGAGTCCGGCTATTGTAAATTTGGCTGTTGGTCTATATAAATTATCTGTTACGCAGAATGATTTAGAAGATGTCATTTTTCGACTCATCCCTCATATCGACGATCAGGCGAATTACAGGGATGGTCATGTAATAAATGAAAAGAATATTCATGTTCTGAACAACGCGGATGGGAAGATTGATACGATTGACACAAATGTTGATGACATTGAAACGATACTTGGTACACCTACCAATTTCATGGCGGATGTCAGTGCCCTTGCTGTTGAAGCAACAGTTGAAGGATTGAGGACAATAATTCGCCAATATAGTTCCATTGTCTCAAGAAACATATCCTGTAATCAAATTGAGCTTCGAAGATCATCTAATTTTGAATGGGAGGTATTTGGGGTTGGCGACCTTAGTGGACGCTCATCTCTGTATTTCACAGTCAAATATATGAAAGAGAAAGATTCCGCTTTAGATTCACAGAGTGTAATACAGATCGAGGAATCCGCCGGTCTTTTATATATTAATAAAGCAGCGGTTTCTATACCGGCAAACGGCTCAATTACTGTTACAGATGAACTTGCTGGAACAATGACAATAGAATTGACGGCAGAAGAAACAAATAAACTATCTCCAAACGAAACTTATCTTTACGATATTAAGTGCGATAACAATGTATTAGCTGAAGGAAAATTTTATGTCCTTTCTTCAATTACAAGGACTGTCGCGTGATAATCAAATTCATTTACTTATTGGAAAAAGAATCAGAAGAGGTCTGGCGTCATTTCTGTAAGATTAGAAACGCCAGAAATAGTAAAGAATTATTCGATGGACTCAAAGGAGTTGCACATGTTATAGATCGTATCTTGACAAGATAAAATTGTTGTGCTATACTATACATTGATTGTATAAGGCTGCTGTATGCCGCCAGAACTTTTGAGCTGTCATAGCCCGCTCCTGGGAGCGGGTTATTTCATTAGGAGAAGGATATGCCATATTCTAGTAACAAAGAATTACCAGAAGCAGTGCAAAAATTACCGTCTCATGCACAGGATATTTTCAGAAACGCATTCAATAACGCCCTCAAGGAATATGACAATGATGAAGAGCGTGCGTTCAAGGTTGCATGGGCGGCTGTAAAAACAAAGTACGAGAAGAAAGAAGATAAGTGGATTTCTAAGGAAAGGGAAGTTCTTATTTTGCCAATATCATTTGCAGAAATAGAAAAGAAGGAGCGTGATGAAAAGCGTTCTGTCGAAATGGAAGAAATTACCAGCCTATTTTGTGAAATGGTGATTAACATTATTAGCAGAAAAGATATTGAAGACAAAGTTGGCGAAGTCAATCGTTTGGTTGGCGAATTTACTAATAGATTGACTGATATTCAGGAAATTCAACAGCGAAAGCAATTAAAGGAAAATGGAGAAAACGTTGAATTATCTGAACGCGCCTATTTAACAGAAATTCAAGAAGCCGATGCAGGCCCGCTTCATGCCATTGTAAGAATTATCCGACCAGGATGGGGAAACAAGCGTCACAACCATTACTATCCAAAAGATGTTTTGAAGCGCGATTCCCACAAATTTATTGGCGCAAAGATGTACGAAACAGATCATCGTGATCAAGAAAAATCTACCCGAACTTGGGTTTCTACCATTGAAGATATTGTCGGTTATGACAGTGGCGCTCCTCTTGCAAAAGTTGCCATTCATAATAAGGATTTTGCTGAAAGGCTTAAAAATCTTGACAAACTTGGCATATTAGAAAAAATGGAATGTTCCATTTATGCCAGCGGAGTGGCGAAGAAGGGATTTAAGTTAGGTGGAAGGAAAGGAAAGCAAGTTGAAGCAATTACTGGCGTTTCCAGCGTTGACTGGGTAACAAGGGCTGGCGCTGGTGGTGCTGCTGTTAGTTTATTGGAAAGTAATGAGGAGAATTCTATGGAAAACGAATTAGAGTTACAAGAAGAAGGTTTGGAAAAGCAAAAGCCTGAAGAAGAACAAACCGAAGAAGAAATTGTGGAAGAGGTAAAAATTCAGGAGCAAGAGCCTGAAGAGCCTAAATTATTGGAGGTTAGTGATATTCGTGATATTCTAGCGGAAACTGACCTGCCAAAATATGCCCAAACCCGTCTGGCTTATTCTGGACGCTTCGCCGATAAAGACGAAGTAAAGGAAGCCGCGGAAGCCGAGATTGAATATATCAAACGGGTGACACATTCTGGAAAGCCTTTTGGCATGAGTAAAATTACGCCAGAGAAAAAGGTTGATAGTTTCGCAGAAGCAGAAAAAATGAAAAACCAAAAAGTCCGCGAGTTTATGGGATACAAGAAATAAGGAGTATAAAAAATGACTGAAGCTATTCGAAATGATTATGAGGTTTCTTCAGAAGGTGCTGTTCGGCATTGGGATATCCCCTACGACGACCTTGAAGACACCACCCCAACAGCTTCTCTGCCTGCGGCATTAACATCTCGTACAGATGGTACTCAACTAACAGGAACTATCCTTGTTGTTGACTCCGACGACGAGTTTGCTGTCATCGACTTCACACACTCAATGGTGTATGAGCACGATGTCCGCAATGTGTTAACTTATTCAGCAGCCGCGGAAGCAACTTTTGGGGCGATTGATATTGGTGATCCGATCTATTATGATCGAAGCGCGACTATGCCAGCTAACGCAAAGCTATCAACGTCGCCGCTTGATTCAGCTGATGCTGCAAATCCATTGTTCGGTTTCCGTGTTCCCGCAATCGACACCGATGTTACAGCTGCTGGCGGAGAAACCGCAAGCACACAAAGTGTTGCAGTATTGCAAATTGTAGGAAACTAAGGAGATAAAAATGAAATCACTCTATGAACTACTCTCTGGATTGATGGAAGCCGATTACAAGGCTGAACAAATTAATGGTGAGGAATTAGACACTCGCATTGATGCGCTTGGGAAAATGTATAGCCCTTCGCTCAAAAGCGCTTCACCAGTCCAATTCAAAGAGGTATTGACAACTGCTCATTTCACTGATTATTTCTCTGATGCGCTTTCTCGTATGTTCTACGAAGATTATCGCATTCGGGAAATGTCATGGAAAGAGTATACCTATCCTGATAGTGCACCCTCATTCCGAAATGTTGATCGTCTGCGCTTGAGCCGACCTGGAACGCTTTACAAACGGCGCGAAAAGGGTGAAGCAAAGGCAACCAGCGTTGACGATTCACAGGTGTCTTACGGGGTGGAAGAATACGCCCGCCAATTCGATGTTAGCTGGCGCGTTATTCTTGAAGATGACCTTGGCAAAATCAAAGAAGTTCCCCGCGCGATGGCTCGTGCTGCAATCGAGTTTGAAAACGGCTTTGTGACTGCGTTGTTTGACAACGCTACCACACAGGCTGCTTTAGTTGCTCTGGGCGCACAATACGCTGGCACAGGTGCGTTGACGCATGAAAACCTTGCACTCGGTATTACCTATATGAATACCCGCACCGACCCAGCCGGTTATCCGCTCTCTGTCGGTGGGATTTATCTAGTTGTACCGCCCGACTTGGCAATGCAATCTGAAGTTATTCTTGGCTCTACGCTGATGAGTGGCTCTGCTGCAAATGATGTCAATGTTATTCCAAAGTTCCTGCGCGGATACATTGTCAATGACCAAATTACCACAACGGCTACTGATAAACCGTGGTATTTGTTTGCTGACCCCGCCGCAATCCCAACCGTTCCTGTTGTTCGTTTACAGGGTTACGAAATGCCATTTGTTTATATGCGCGCAAGCAATATTGACATGGTGATGGGCAGTGCGCCACCCGCTATGCTGATGGGCTCTTACGAGACTGGTGATATTGAATACACTGTCGAAGACTTTATCGGTGGGTGGGATGATGATACCTATGTTGGTGTTGTTGACTATCGCGGTATTTACTACTCAGATGGTAGTAGCGAATAATATAAAATGGGAGCATAAAAATGGCTAGAAAAAAAGAAGATTCATCGAAAATTCAGTATGGCTCAGAAGAGCATGTATCGGCTATCAAGAATGCCTATGGTATCAGACCGGAGATCGCCGGAAAGGTTGTCAAAGAGTTTGAGGATGGCACGAAGGACTGGGATGTTGGTTATTACGAAAAATGCAAACGCATGATGTCATTAATCAACAACCCAGAGCCGAAACCTGTTTCCCCACGAAAAGGCTGGAAACGCGATAGAAGTTATTAAGGAGTTTGATTATGGATATATATATCCCCAACTTGGTTTTGCGACCATTTTATCCTCCCATGCACGGTGTGCCTGGGAGTTCGCAGCGCAAGGGTATCAGGATGCAAAGTGGCGCAACCGCTTTCTATGTAGACCCTGGTAACGCGAGTGCTGATGACAACAATAAAGGCTGGGATGCTGAATATCCCTTAGCAACCATTCAACAAGCTGTCGATAACGCTTCTGCTGAAGATTATATCTTTATTTCCCCAGGTTCGTATGACGAAACCGTTAACGTAGATAAATCATTGACGATTGTAGGGCTTAGTGGAAGCTCTGCCGTAATCATCAATCCGCTTACGGCTGGTGCAGAAGGTATGTTGGTTGCAGCTAACGATGTCGTTTTAATAAACCTTGTGATTTTTGGAGAAAGCACATCGACTTATGCCTTGGCTGTTGCTGACACATATTCTCGGTTTTCAGCGTTCAATTGTGAATTTGCTGGGCCGACAGGCAATGTTGTTCAAGTTACTGGCAATATTAATGTCTGGTTTAGGGAATGTTCGTTTTCCGGCGGTGGTGATGGATTAGAGATTATTGATGGCGCCGCCATTACACCCGATGCCATCATGATTCAAGATTGTTTTTTCTCGGATTTGACCGCTGCCCATATCGAAGGTGCTGCGACAGCAGCGACAAGGGTTATTGTTAAAGATTGTATATTTGATGGAAGTACAGTCCCGACAAAATTCATCAATCTTGATGGTACTGGCACTACTGGGATTGTTACTGATTGCTCATTTGGTTATGCGACTAACGCTACTTTGGTTCAAGATGTTGCGACTGGTGTTTTTTGGGTCGCTAATGAATCTGAAGCCGGTATAAGTGCGGCACGTCCAGCATAATCATTAAAGGAACTAAAAAATGGCTTGCTCTGGTCGATATGCTACGGCTGCTGAATACTTTGCTTTCTTTTGTGGGTCTGACGGAGATTGTTATGACCCTGAAGAAGAAAGCATTGTCAATGAATTTTTAGAAAAGGCTGCTGCCGATGTTCATGCTGCCGTAGCTTCGGCTGGTGCTTGTGATTGTACGCTGGCTGGATGGGCTGAAACTTATCTTAAGAAACTTAACATTCTTGATGCTGCTGTTTTACAAGGCTGCCCATGTTCCAACCCTTACGACGCCGCCCAAAAACGCTTGATAGCTGATGATCTACGAAGAAACTTTGATATGATTATGGGGGGGCAAATTGAACTTTGCGAAGGTTATACTGGCTCTAGCCAGCCCGCCTTTGGCACTGCCGAGCAAACACTTACAGAGTGGTCTACCGAAGCTATTGTCCGCAATGAAATGATGAGGAATTGATGGGTTGAGGCAGCTCTAAGCGAACAAAGTCGTATGCGGTGCATCACGACCCCTATTTTGTTGGCGAGAAGGGCTTTGTAGAAATAAAATATATTGGCTGGATATTGCCCTTCGAGATTTATGGCGAAAAGCAGCATTACAGTTTTGATGAAAACAATAGAGTAAAAATTGTTGACAAAAGAGACGCTGAAATATTAATGGATATGATAGTAGATGGAGTAAAGATTTTTGATCAGAGTTAAAGCGAGGTTACCAATGCCACCAAAAATCCAGCAAAAGGTTTTGAATGCCTTTGAAAATGCTGGCAAAAAACTTGCTGGTAGAGTTCATAATACATATGGTGAGCTAACTGGTAATTGGAAAATGGATGGTCAAAGACCAATAGACACCCCTGTTATCTTTGTTGAAAGGGTATCAAGAAAGCCTGGTAGAATACTTGTGGAAGTTAAAACGGATAGCTTAAAGTATCGCTATGTTGATCTTGGAACTGAACCTCACCCTATCTCGCCAAGACCAAGTAATAAATCTGGTATGCTTGTATTTGGCTCAACATTTAAGGCAAGAACGAAGCCAGGCGTCTTGAGAACTGGTGATGGCGGGAAAAGTGGAATGACGGTGTTTACACCATACGTTAAACATCCTGGCATCAAAGAGCCAAGAAATTTTGAGGCGACAATTGATAAAGAACAAATACCCTTGATAAAAGAAGATTTAAGGGAAACGTTCAAAATATTAACACCATTATTATTTAAGGTGGAAAAATATGGATAAAGAAGAAGCAGTAGAAGAAGTTAAGGTACAAAAGAAAAAACAGTTCAAGCCTGTCAATATTATTAAATCCCGTGGGAAAAGCGCTATTGTTGAATGGGTTGAAGAAGGTAAGGTATTTAGAAAGATCGTCCCCATTAGAAATATCAAAAACGGAAGCGTGGAAGAAAAAACATTAGATAAATGTCCAGATTACGGTGTCCCATGGAGCAAGGAAGTTGTTCTGAGCGCAAGCTCAGAGGATATCGAAAGATCGCTTCATAATGCTGGTATTTGGACTGCTGAAGATGCTCTTAAGAACTCAAGGGCGATTATCGGCGCATTGAACGCCGCGTACAAATCAGATTTAGCTAGCATAATTCATGCAGCTAAAAAGTATATAAATAAGGAGTAAATATTATGTCAGATAAAGTATATTCATCCCGTCGTGGAGCGGTATTTGTTCAAAAAACAGGGCCGAATTCAAAGGCTGAAGTTCTTCGCTGTTTGGACGCAGACGCCATTACATCGCCAAAACGGGACAAAGAGCTTATTAAATGTTGGAACGCCTATGGCGAAGGTTGGAATGATGTTGGAAAAACTTATTCCCCGCCTGGGCCTGCAACTGTCACTTTAACACAATTAACAGAAGCATCAATGAGTGAGCTGGAAAAGTTATATTGCCCAGTCACCCTTTTGTTTGCTCAGGTCAAAAGTGGTAAAGTGACTCAAATTAACAACGCCGAGCGCGTTATTATTATGAAGAATGCCGAGCCTACTGAAGATAGCTATGATGGCGTTGTTCATCATTCAGACGATAATGTGTCAACACACGCGATGCCGTTCTCTGGTGATTCTGAGATCACGGTAGTTGGTTATCCCGACATCCAACGACAAACCACGGCATTGACGGAAGCGCTCAACGATATTCATGGTAACATTTCGGCAGATTGCGCCGACAGAGTCGAGCCTGGCGATAAACTTATTGCCGTTCCTGATGCGGCTACCGGTCTTACAGCTAGTGTATATTACTCAGATGATGCTGGCGTGACATGGACTGCTTCAGCCGCCGATCCATTTATCGCCGATGAACATATCGTGGCTTGCCAATGGTTTATGAAAGACAACGAAACTGAACGATGGCTTGTTGGAGAAACAGCCCCAGCCGCCGGTCAGGGTGATGTTGCATACTCAGATGATTTTGGGGCGACATGGACTACCGTTACTATCGGTGGTGCTGCTGCTGGACATGGCGCGACTCTCGGTGGATGTTTACATGTTGTCGATGCTGAAGAAATTTGGCTGGCTTCTGCTGCTGGTTATATCTATAAATCGGAAGATGGCGGCGAAAGCTGGACTGCTAAAGAACAGGGTGGCATTACCACAAACGATTATACTCACATCCATTTCTATAATAGTGACACGGGTGTTGCTGTAGCTTCGGCTGGTGTTGTTGCCTTAACAGAAGATGGCGGAGATACATGGGTCGCCGGAACGGTTGTGACTGATACGCCTGATCTTCTTGCTTGCTGGATGCCAGAAGAAGATACGATTTGGGTTGGTGACGACTCCGGTGATCTTTGGTATTCACATGACTTCGGCGTTACCTGGACAGAGCGCACAGGATTGTTCGGAACACCTGTCGCAATCAATGACGTTGAATTCTTTGATGAACAGGTTGGCTTTATTGCGGTTGATAATGTAACCCCCGTTGGGTCAATTCACCAGTCTATTCTTGGTGGATACTCATGGCGAGCGCTCACTACACCTGCAAACTCTGGGATTAATGCAATTCATGTTGTCAATGCTAACCTTGCATTTATGGTTGGTGAAGCTAATGGCGGTACTGCCTTTATCGGCAAATTGTCCGCATAAAATAAAATATTAGGGAGCGATTTACTTCTGGATACTTGCGGGGCGCGCGTAATGACCGCTCCCCATTACGCCCCCCGCTAGTAGATTATGGGAGCTGAGATGGAAAAGAAGACAGGAACATTCGTTACTCTTAACGGTGAAGAATTTACCGTTATCGGTTTTACGCGCATGCTGGCTGTGCGCGTAGAGGAGTCTGTAAAAACAAACTGGGAGTTGGTAGAAGGAAGACCACTGCCAAAACGCCCAACCTATTCTATTGATGGCGATGATGTCTTTGGCGGCGAAAAAGTTGTTTATTATCATACCGAAGACACTCTTGAAACAGAAGATGAGAAAAAGGCTTGGGTTGCTTATAAGATCGCCGAAGAAGAACTAAATTCGCGCACTTGGAAACAAATGGTTTATGAAGCCATGAACTGCGTTGAAGTTCCGATGAAACGCCTTAAAGAATACGCAAAGCAACACAAAAATGAGACTGGACTTAGCTTGCCGAATCCAGAAGTATACACGGCACGCGTGAAGCGTATTTTTGTGGAACATATTGTATTGTGTGATGATACAGATGAAATGATGCGCTTGTTAACAGAATCAATGCGGATTGCTGGCGTGATTTCAGATGTTGAGGCAGGTAAAGCTCTGGAATCCTTTCGAGATCAAGAGACTGAACAGAGCAGCGAATCCGCCGAACGACCAGATACCCCTGAGCCAGATAGTAATCCCTGATGCTTATGGCTCTGATTGGGACACAAGCGAATTGTTTACACAGGTTGATGCTATCCTAGATAGAGGGTGGAAACCCTCTGACTTTGGTATTTGTCATCCATATCAAGACGGCGCGGTAATGTATGCTCACGCGTTGGCTTCCGCCAAGATCAGAAGTTATGAAAATTATCTGAGTCAACAAAGGATGAAAAATGCCAGAAAATGAAGAGCGCATAGGTTTCGAAGCCTATTTTGAAACCCAAGAATTTGAAGATGGAATTAAGCGCTGGGAAAGTGGATTAGCAAGCGCTAATAAGTCAGGCGATAGTTTTGTTGACAAAATAATAAATATGAGAAAGAGCCTAGATCAAATAGGCGGTACTCTACTCGGTGGTATTGCTGGCACTGCGGTAGGTGGGCCTTTTGGTGGAGCTATTGGTACTGCTGTCGGTACTATCGCCGGAAAATTAGCCCACGCTTTTGACCCAGTATCAATTGCTCTTAAGGGAGTTAGCCTACTTCTAAAAGGCGTAAAGGGTGCTTTCCAACTAGTTGGCGCTGTTGCTCAAACGGCTTTCAAATTAGTTGGTGTTGCTATTAAAGGCGTGATGATTGGTGTCACAGCCTTAACCGCTTTAGTAACAGGTGGTCTTGTTGCTGGATTCTTGTTATTCAGAAGAACGGCACAACAAGCCTTTACTGCGCTCACAAGTAAACTAAAGGAGCTTCTGCAAACTGCTGTTGAATTCCAGCAAATTGAAGTTGGTATTCATGCTTTGGTAAGAAGTGCCTTAGTTGGCGCCGGTACTTTTGAAACCGCTTCAGATGCAATCGGAGCGGCTATTCCTATTGCGAATGAACTAAAAGAGGCGCTTGAACAACTATCTCTAAAATCACCATTCCCGACAGAATATGTTTACCAGATATTTAGAATTAATGCTGCTTTTGGCATAGCATTAGATACATCTTATAAATTAACTGAAGCCATGTTAGAGATTGGGGCTGCGACTGGTTTTAGCTCAACTGTTCTTGAAAGAATATCCCGTAACTTTGCCCAGGTTGCTAGAAATGAGAAGATATTAGAAAGAGATATAACGGAACTTTCTAACGCTGGACTAAGTATGCACAGAATCCTTGATGAAGAATTAAATATGTCTGTTGATGAATTCAATGAAGGCATTAAAAAGGGAACTGTCTCAATGGACGATCTTTATGATGCCCTACTGCGGTTTACGCAAAAAAACTACGAGGGTTCATTTGAGGCTCTTGGCATGACTGTTGTGGGGTTACAAGCAAGATTTCAAAATCTGGGCGCTGTCATTGTAAGAGACTTTGTAACGCCGATTGTTCGTATGGCTGCACCGGCGCTTAATACTCTTATGGACGCTTTGGCCATGGTTACTACGACAGACGTATTCGTTATGTTTGGTCAAACCGTTGCTAATATGGCTCAACGGGTTGTAGGCGATATAGACTGGACAACCGAATCCATTGCACAGAAGATTATGGATTTATTATTATGGGTTGCTCATGCTGCAAGAGACTTTTTCAAATGGGGTTATGAAACATTTATTGCCTGGGGTGTGGGCGCACTAAAAGGGGCTGCGACAGCTATTTCTGCTGTTGCGAATTTCATAAGCCGAGCATTAACAAGATTATTCTCAACACATTCCCCGCCAGAGATATTACCAATGATTGACGTTTGGGGCGCAGAGACAATTGAAGCATGGTTAGAAGGAATGACGCGCGCTGACTTCAGTATTCTTAATGATATCGTAGACCAGGTTGAATCTGTTCTGAAAGCACTAGATTTTGAAAACTTGGATATTGGCAGTATCTTGCAAACGATGGTTAGGGATGTTTCGCTTGGTGGGCTAGAAAATATATTTGCTAGTATAACAGACCAGCTTGGGCCGTTCGCTGATGCGCTTCAGGAATTAGTCGATCTCAGTAATGAGCTATCTGATGAAAATAAAATATTGGCAGATATTATGAAACGTGTTAAAGACGCTATGGCTGATGTGGCAAGAGAAGAAGAAGTTCTTGTTGGCATAACAAAGCGATACGACGCTGCGCTCAAAGATGTTACTGCTCAGGAAGAAATACTTGAAGGAATACTTGACCGTAAAAAGACAGCGATGAAAGACGTTACTGCCCAGGAAAAGATTCTTGAATCTATCTTAGATAGGCGGAAAGATGCCCTGAAGGATGTTAATACCCAAGAAGATATTCTTGATGGAATATTAGACCGTAAAAAGATAGCAATGAAAGACGTTATTTCCCAAGAGAAAATCTTAGAAGCGATTTTAGACCGTAAAAAGATAGCAATGAAAGACGTTAATGCCCAAGAAGATATTCTTGATGGCATATTAGATCGTAAAAAAGACGCGATGAAAGACGTTATTGCTCAAGAGAATATCTTAGAAGCGATTTTAGACCGCAAGAAGATAGCGATGAAAGATGTTATTGCTCAAGAGAAAATCTTAGAAGCGATAACAGATAGAATGAGTGATGCTCAAAAAGCATTGAACAAGCAAGAAAAAATACTAGAGGATAGAACATGGGCAGTTAAAATAGCGCAAGAAGCGCTTGAAGATGCCATGGATTTCTATGACGATGCTGATGATTCTGTACAAAGACTCGTTAGAGAATATAATGCTCTTCTCCGCGCTGGCGCTGGCGATGATGTTTTGGATGCCAAGTTAGCTGAAATAAAAGCTATGCAGCTTCAACGCCAAGAAGCGGCTAAATTAATAGATGATACTGAAGATCAGGTAGATGTTGCCGAAGATGCGAAATTCGCCCAAGAGCAAATTATTAGAGGCTATAAAGACGCTGTCGATGTTATCAAAGAAGAAGCAGATGCGCAACAAGAAATTATTGATGGATATCAAGATATTGTAGACAGAATTGAAGAAGAGGCGGATGCACAACGAGAAGTCATTGATGGCTATCAAGACATCGTTGACGCCATTGAAGAAGAGGCAGACGCACAGCGAGAAATCATTGACGGCTATCAAGACATCGTTGACGGAATCGAAGACGAAGCTGATGCACAACGGGAAGTCATTGATGGATATCAGGATATTGTTGATGGCATCGAAGAAGAGGCGGATGCGCAACGGGAAGTGATAGATGGCTATCAGGATATTGTTGATTCTATCAATGATGAGATAGACGTTCAACAAGAAGTGATAGACGGATACCGAGACATCGTAAACGCCATTGAAGAAGAAGCTGATGCTCAACGCGATATTATTGATAACTATCAAGATATTGCCAATGGCATTCAGGATGAAATAGATGCCCAGCAAGAAGTGATAGACGGTTATCAAGAAATCGTTGATGGAATCGAAAATGAAGCAGACGCCCAGAGAGATGCTATTGACGCAATGGAAGATCAAATATCTGCTCAAGAAGACCTGATTGATCTTATGCTAAAGCTCACGGGTTATACGGAGGACGAAACTACTTCGTTGGGCGATCTAAATGATGAACTTAGCGATGCGGAAGATAATCTTCGGGATATTTTTGATATAGACTGGGAAGCTATTGACACTTCTGCGCTTGACAGTTCTTTAGGGGATATCGGGGTTGCATTAGGGGAAGTTGAAACCGAGTGGGGTACACTTGTAACAGCTGCCGAAGATGCTTGGGCTGATTTGACAGGTGAAAATGGGCCGTTTTCTAATGCTTGGGAAGATATAAAGGCGTTATTTAATTGGAACGATCAGTCGTCTTGGGATGAATTCGTTGGAGAGATGACACCAACAGTTGAGCATTCAATGAAATATATTTTATTCCAAAATATAAAAGATTTAATTATAGAGTTCGCCACGAACTTTTTTACAGATCAAGAAATCTTAAATTCAATTAAGGACGTAGGTAAAAACATCATAGGGAATATATTGGATGGTGTTGAAGAAAAGAGCGAAGCAGAAGATGGTCGTTTTAAGAATATGATAGTTGATTTCTTTATCGGAAAAACAAGAAAGGCATTGGGGATAGAGGGAAATACTTCTAAAAAGGCTAATAATGAAATAGGAAAACCTATTGCTGATGGAATTATAGGCGGAATAGGGGACAAGTTAGGCGATGCTGGGTATAAGCAATCATTAATAGGATTTGGCGATTGGATATTTGATGTTATCAAGGGATGGCTTGGCATAAGTTCTCCCTCACAAAGGGCACACGATGAAATAGGGGTAGAAATAACCAATGGTATTATAAACGGAATCAAGGAAAAATTCACAAATCTTACAACAACAGCCGGAGAACTTTGGACTACTTTCAAAGAAGGGCTTGGTGATTTTTGGACTAAGGCTTACGATATCGGGAAGGCTATTCTTCAGGGTATGATACATGGCATTAATGCAAAGTTTAGTGACCTTAGAGCAAAAGCTGGAGAAATATGGGGAACTATCAAAAGTGGCTTAGGAACTGTTTGGAATAGTGCATATAGCGTCGGCAAAGATATAATTGGTGGTATAATGGCTGGTATATCGTCAATGCCAAACTTACTTGGTTGGGCTTCGAGAATAGCAGGAAGTATTATTCAAGCAATAAAAAATGCCCTTAATATCAGTTCTCCATCTGAAGAAGCAGAAGAGGAAATTGGCGCTCCCGTTGCGGAAGGTATTTTTGAGGGTATTGATAAGGGCATTAAAAACTCCAAGGTTGAATTTATGATGGAATCTCCATCAAAATTGATGGAAGAACAAGTTGGTGTTCCATTAATGCAGGGTGTTCTTCAAGGATTTAATACTATGAAGGGCGCTATTTCAGAAGGAATGACCAGTATGCTAAATTATACACCAACGCCGACACAATCATATACGCCTTCTTCAATTTCAAATAATAGCATTGTAAATAATATGTACATGGGAAATAATACAGTAAGAAGTGATATAGATATAGCAATTATCGAAAATGCCGTTAAACGCGCTATCCATAATGCTTCTTTTGGGATATAGGAGTGAAATGGCGACACCCATTCTTGTAATAACAGATGGAACAATCAGAATAAATCTTCTTACGAAGAACGGCTCTGGTATTAATTGTTGTGAATATACGCCAGCAAGACCAACGTTCAAGGGGGATGGCGTTTGGTCTGATTCTTCTTTATCAAATGGGCGACAATTGCAAATGGCAAAGTTGGGAAATATCATTGATATTTTCACATTAGTTATAAGTAGTAGTGAGCAAGACGAGATCATTGAGGATGCCAGAAATTTAACCTCATTGCTTGAAAAAGCTGTCAAATATTGGATTACGGAATGGCAAAATGAGCCAGTCTGGATAGAGAGACGCGGCTCGAATGAAACAGAAACATCTTATTCTATAATCCATGGCTATAAATGGGAAAACGATGACAACCCATTTTCCCCACCATTTTATACACCATCAAAGCCAATGTCTATGAATGGTATAGACTTAGCTATTGAACATGGATTTTGGATGTCAAACGAACCAGGAGAAGCGGATAGCGTTGAAATATCAAATCGCATGTATGGTTTGACAAAACTAACTGTAAATCCAACAGCATCAGCGGATGATTGTTATATTGATAAATTTATTTCTAGTATAAATCTTGCTGTAGAAGATATGTATGTTATAAATTCAAGAGCAGAAATAGGTATACGGTTTAGAAACCTTACCATACCTGCTGGCGCAATAATAACAAGCGCATATCTTAAAATGACAAGCTCAAATCATGTTAGGGTAACAGATTATCAAGCAAGAGAAATAGATATTTATGGCGAACTAAATGCTACACCAAACATTTTTTCAACATATGGAGATTTTATTTCCAGAGGGCTTACAACCAACTATGAAATATGGCTTGCCCCACCAAACCAATTTGGCGCGGTAAACTCTACTGGAAATATTTCTAGTGTTATTCAGGAAATGGTAGATTTGCCAGCATGGGCGTCTGGAAATGATCTTGTTTTATTTTTAGTTCCAGGGGAGAATGTTTATAGAGTTTATGCAAGTTTTGATGATACTGGTTCAGCGCCAGAACTAGTTATTTATTATTCCTCTGGAGAATCTGGTGTAGATTCTACATCTGATGACATTGTTTACGTCGGGAATAAAGATAGTTCAAATATATTATCCGCAATCTATAGATATGATGCTGATCCCGTTGGGTGGTCTGCCGATTTGTTATCTACAGCATTGCCATATAAGCTATTCCCAGACCCATCCGCCGTTGGGGATATGTGTTATTTTGGATGTAAAGATGCACCTATTTATTCACTTGTATTCGATATTACTTCTTCCCATACTGGGAATGATATCACATGGGAATATTGGAATGGTGGTGGTTGGTCTTCTCTATCAACATCAACAGACAATGTAAGCGATTATATCGAATTTAGAATTAATGATACTGGTGTTATTATATTTCATCCTAGAAATAATTTCGCGAAGACTACTGTAAATGGACTAAATGCCTATTGGGTTAGAGCAAGAATGGACGCAATTAGCGTTAATGCAACTCAGCAAAATAGGCATGTTTATACTGTTACAAGTTCAGATATTGAGATAGCAAGCACTGCAACATCTGGGGATATTCCGTCGATTGCGAAAATAAATATAGCCACAGCGGATTCCAGTAGAGGTGGTGCAGAAAAATTATTATTAGGATTACGATCTGATTCTCGTGGCGAATTTTTTAGGCAACATATTAATACGAATGGATTAAACAATGAATATATTTCTATAACAAGTGATGTAAGCACTGCTGCACAAACTAATAGTGATAGTGCAACTGGTAATATTATTCAAACAACATTCACTGGGCCTGATACTATGGAAAGAAGGTTTTATGTTGATATTAATCCGCCAATTGCTCAAGAATATTACGGGAAATATAGAGCATTTGTTAGAGCTATTGAGACAACCACTCTTCCAATATTGGCTGAGGGAGAAATAATATCGTATTTATCCATATCCCTTGGCTCTTCGTATAACTCAAAACGTGCTTATAATATTGATATTGGTAATAACTGGCACTATTTTGATTATGGGATAATCGAATTGCCGCCATCTATTATTCCAGAAATATATTATGGGGCAATAAAAATAAGTTTATATGCAAACAATGAAAACACTGGTGCTATAGACCTTGATTGGGTAGACTTAATACTTTTACCTGTTGACGAGTATTCAATGGAAATAAGACAGGACTCGGATGCCATTACAACTACAAGGAGTATAACAACAGCAGATAGTATCTCTTTAATCGGGAAATCCAATGTGTTTTGTACATTAAGGGATGAAGATACTTATTATGTTACGGATATTCCAATGGTTATATCAAGCGCGCCATTTCAAATACAGGCTAGAGCGAATCAAAGACTTTATTTCTTTGTTCCAGAAACTTCAAAACATGAATGGGTGGGTAGAATCCAAATATGGCAGAATGATCGTTATCTAACATTCAGAGGAACTGAATAGGAGAATAAAATGGCACTTTATAACAAATTTGATAGTTTTGTAGAAGCAATTTGTGAAGAAAAGCATGACTTTTCGTCAGACACAATAACTGTGGCGCTTCATTATTTACATTAACATAATTAGGAGAATGATATGGCAGATAATTTTGATTTCGATGAAGGAGTTGATAGCACAGGCGCAGCCGATGATTGCGCTGGTGTTAAATACCAAATAATAAAAGTTGCCGATGGCACGGCGGATAGCACAACAGTTATAAAAGCTGGTGGTGGTGTTGAAGCTGATGCACTTAGAGTAACGATTGCAAATAATAGTACAGGTGTATTAAGTGTTGATGATGGCGGCGGTGCGCTGACTGTGGACGGCACGGTTGCAGTAACAAACGCAGGACTGACAGAACTTGCAACAGCGATTGACACACAGGTTCAGGTTGATGTTGTGGCAGCTCTACCAGCAGGCACAAATAATATTGGTGATGTGGATATAGCATCCGCTTTACCAGCAGGCACTAATGCGATTGGTAAGTTAGCAGCCAACTCAGGTGTAGACATCGGAGATGTTGATATATTATCAATAGCAGCAGGGGATAACAATATTGGCAATGTAGACGTTGTAACTTTGCCGCCTCTAGAAGCAGGGAATAACAATATTGGAAATGTAGATATTGTTGGTGGAACGATCACTACAATTACTAATGATGTCGGTCTTGACGCAGGTGAAAATCATATCGGGGAAGTCGGGATGCCGGACACGGTCATTACGATAACACCCACCTTAGACACCTCAGCGTATGCCGACGGAGACGTTCTTTTCACTACAGAAGCGATTGCAAACGCAGTTCGTAATGATGGCGAAAGTTGCATCCTGCAAAGTATTCAAGTTTTGGATAAGGCTGACCAAGGGATTGATTTTGAACTGGTATTTTTTGACGCTGACAAGGATTTGGGGACAGCCAATGCGGCTATTACCATTTCAGACGCTGATGCAGCATCAATAATCGGACATTATGCTTTCAGCAATGACTACATTGACCTTATAAATTCACAGATACGATGTGATGAGGGCATTGGGCTGGTATTGAAAGCAGGGGCGGCCACGACTTCACTATACGTTGGCGGTATCAGCAAGGGAGCTGGTACTTATGCGGCTAGCGATATCGTGATTAAATTGGGATTACTTAGAAATTAACGGAGGCAGAAAATGGATG